CAAGGATCTCATATAAATCATACCATAGCTCCTGTTTTCCTTTGCATCTATGAACTGCAAACTGCAGTATCATATGATGTGTTAAGGCTAACATAGCCCAGGAACTTAAGGCCCCCATTGGTTGCCCAACGGAGTATTTGTAGGTACCAGGTCTCAAATCAGGGTATTGATCCGTGATTTTAGAACTGTTTAACACATAATCTCTCTCTACTAATAGATTTCGCCAAGCATCACTTAATGCTTTAGAAAATAGCGTCGTTAATACACTTTGTTGTAAAACAATAGGTAAACGATCCGTAGCTGAGCTTAGGTCAACCGACCAAGCATGGCCACGTCGCAACGCTTTCTCCATAGATCGCGAAGCCGAAGCATCTTGATCCAAGGTTCCATCGTTAGGTAGAGCCCCTAAAATCTTAAATAAATAAGAATGTAAGGGTTTTAAGAATGACTGTGTCCAAACATCGACTATAGCGAAAACTCTAAGTTTTCCGGCAGCTTCCTCCTTAAGAGAAAGTTGACCGCCTTTAAGATTTACATCTTGAGGGCTAGCAAATGTCCACGTTCTAGAATCCGGTAAGAGAGTTCTTCGAACTTCTCCTCCATGTTCCTCTGCAAAGAATGCCATATTCCCTTTTACTGGAATACGGGCCCCTTTTGTAAGTGCTTGAAATAGATACTCGGTATAAACATCGAGTTTTCTAAACAAGACAAAAGATTTTGATGCTATAGCATATTGTTTAAATAAGTTATAGGTATCAGCATCTTGAACTATCCAACACAAATCGGATAGCACAGAAGACATGGCAACCCCAGAATTTGTACTGGCAGATCTCGACTTAACAATGTAAGAGGCAGATATAGACGACTTAGAGGGTAAATACTCTCTTAGAAGTCTCTTCATATCTTTCGATATAAAGGAATCAAATTCTTCAAGTATACTTTGCTGTCCTGAATAAGGATCAGTAATAGTATTTAACTTAGGAGAAAGAGGTCCTTCTATAATTCGATAAAGATTGAACAACGTCAACCAGAATCTTATAACACTAGTATTACCATCTCGTATAGATCTTCGATCTTGCGACTGGATAATGAAAGGGATTCCATTATGGAGTCTCGGAAGTGGCATAGAAGGTTCTGCGTCTCTTAACGATTTGTAAGGAGATCCAGCAAGGAAACGTTGTAATGCGACTGATGAAGCCTTCATCCATTTAATCGTGAATGAAGTTCCATGACATTTATTCATTTTAAGAATAAATTGTCCAAAGTTATGTATAGTTTTAACTCGTGAGGCAACTTTTACTCTATTAAAGATAATCGAGGAAATCTTCCAAGAATATTTTAATAGAATAGATAAGAATTCTCGCGAATCCTTAAGCGAAAACATAGACTTAGGTGTATCAACTGTTAATCTTTTCAGTGATTTAGGATTTATATTAAATATAAATTTCTTCATCTTGTTAAAATTATAGTTGGCTAAGACTACTGCGCTGTTCCCTTTCGGGGACGCCAGTTATCAAGGTGCCACCTCTGTAATTAGTTTGTTATAAGATAACTCACTAAGCATTACGGATAATCTCAGGTCATTATCGGAACCAGAAAAGGGTTTTACTTCTTCTTTCTAAAGAAGGAGAGAACCAATCTTAC